GGGGATTTAGGGTTAAAAGATTATTTTAAAAACTTTAGTTTGTAGAGTGTTTGCGCTGTCAGCTGAGATATCTCGTCAATCTGATTTTGCACCCACCCTTCACTATATAATATACGTTTTTCTTCCAACATTTTGTAGAATTCGGTTAAAATTTCTACAGAATCTGTTGATTGAGAGGATGCTGGTATAGATATTTCTTGCAGTCCGTGAATACCTTGAATACCTTCAGCCAAGCTGTCAATTAAATCTAGTAGTCCTAAATAAAACTCGTCAAGAGCTTTATGCTCTGAATAGCTTCTTGTTGAAAGATGAATCAAATGAATTTGATCTCTTAAACCAAATAAGCTACCCAAAAACTCGCCGTGAGTACTAGATAGACGTTTGATGGTTTTTTGTAACATTATGAATTAGCTTGAGCGTTTGATTTATTTCTTTGATACTGACTAAAGTTTTCGATATCTCCAGCAAGGATTGCAACTGCTTCATCAATAATGATTTCAACAATGTCATCTTTAAATTCTGACTCTACATTTGTACCAACTGCACCGGTTGAAATATTTACACAACCATCAAAATTAATTGTGCGTGGTAATCTGTAGTAAGTCAAAGTTGCTTTTTCAATATCAAATGTTGTGCTGGTATAAACTCTGCAACGATTGTTTCCCATCGTGCAAAAAGTTTCACCCCATTCAAATGACGGTTTTCTAAATGCGTCATATAAAAGGTTGTCAACATCTCCAACTTCAGCTAAATAAACAACAATAGGTCTTGAAGGACAGCATTTATCTTTTGCAATTGCTGTCATACGTTTAAAGTACAGATAGTTTGCAGGTAATTTATCGGTTTCAAAATATGTTTCATAATCTGATCCCGTTAAAAGCGCTTCACTAACAAGAATTTGCAAATCATCAATCATGATCTTAGATGCTTCATCTCCTTGTTTACGTATGTTAGTACCAGCAACTTGTCTACGCACCCATTCTAGCTGTGCTTTGTTGAAAGCTTCAACAATCTGCCAGCATTCCAAGTTGTCATAATCAAGAGAAGCGAGTTTATTTAATCGCTCTTTAAACTTGATTTGTAACAGGTTGTTGTTCATTTACTCTTCAGCATTTAACTATTCCAATATTTTTCTACAGTTCTTGTAAGATCCGCTAGAATTTCTTCGTTTAAAGGATTCTTCAGATACTCTACAATTTCAGAAGGATTCTTACCTAACATTGTGCTACTGCTCATATGATAGATATAACCATCCGCTCTAGTTGCAAGAAGCTTATAGAATGTCCCATCTTTTACAATAGAACGCAGTTTTAATGTTTCCATATCCAAACTGCAGATTTCTAAAAAGCGTTCTGCGGTTTTACGCTTGTCTCTTTCGACCGATTCACCATTAATGTATTTGTCCATGTTATCATACATTACATCAATTGGTGTACTCTTACGATATTGAGTAGAACTTGCATCCACAACCTTACATACATAGAACAGCTTATTTGCGTTCTTATCATAAAGCTTTTGAAGTTCTGCAAGCGCTTTATTTCTAACTTTTTTAACTTCAGTCTTAATAGCTGCTGTTTCTTCATACTTGTCTAAGTAAAACTTAGGGGGTACAGCACGATTGCGAGCGTCTTCAAGACTTTTAGCAATGATTGAAAACCCACCCGCTTCAATTGCACGCAACTTAATCAAGTCATATGCATCTTTTGAAGGATCTAAGAAAACAGGTTCATTTCCACAACGAAGGACAATTCTGCTCCAGAATTCATCATTTGTCGGTTTTAGAAGTTTTACTTTATTCCAAAACTCTTTGTCTTCAGGATCCACTTCGTTTGATGCAAGCTCTTTTTCCAGAGTGCTTACAATTTTTCTAATTTCTCGAATTGCAGCATTACGCTCATCTTCATCCAATTTTTTAAGCTCAGGAGCATATTCGTTTAGACCTGTTACATAACGTTTAATACCGTTATTTTCTAAACACGCTAACTGTTCTTCGTGAAATACTCCTTCAAACAGTGACATGCTGTAACGCTCTAGACCCATATTAGATGAGCCATTGTCTACATAAGGTCGAATAGCAATTGTGCTACTTCTCTTCAGAGAATTGTGTTTCTCAATCATTGTTTCCATACTTGGTTTTTGTTGGTTTATGTTTTGTAACTATTAGTTTAAAGCTTCTGAACCACGACAAGGTTGTTACTTCTCAGAAGGAACCTGGGTTGCCCCAGGTGAGTCGTCGGACTTAACCGACATCGAGGAGGTGGAAGATTGTAAAAAAACAAAAACTGGGGGAATGGTTACCCCCAGATTTGTTATAGGTTATTCTTAGAAAGAACCACCAGTGATCGGGTTTCTCATAACGATCTTCAATACTTTGGTCGGGTCTTTTACCCACAAAGCAGGCATCGTTTGAGTCATGAACACACGGTATCCGTTAAAGTTTCCGCTAGAAGAGAAACCTTGAGTACGTCCCATATAGTCCATAGTACCGTTCTGGTAGAACCATTTCAATTCACTATCCCACTGCAACTTCAACAAGAAGATGTTGTCGTTCGTGTTATCAGTGATATCAAATACAATAAAGTTGTAGCTAGACAGAGGGAAACCATCAATGATAGGATTCTCAATATCGTTAGTGTGAACATTGTCAAAAGCAGGGTTCAACACAAACTTTACGTTTGCTAAGAAAGGAATTGTGTAGCTAGTGAAGGCAAATCCGAAATTCAGATCTAGTCCTTGACCAGTGATTGCACCGATATCAGAAGCTTGTACCACAAGACCTGCACTCAATGCTTCTTTCTTAATTGCTTCGTTAACCATCTTCATACCAGCCATACCTGTTTGTACGATGATTTGACGTTTAGGATCTGGTCCTTTAAATTCAACTTTACCATTGTAGAAGTTGAAGATTTCGCTACGGAAAAGCTCAAGATTGAAAGAACCTTTGTTGTAGATACGCTTGAAAGAGTTATCCAACTGCTTCCAAAGACCTACTGACAAACGGATATCATCTGGACCATCTTGCTTCACACGTCCACCTTGTCCCCACATCAAGTAGGTTTCGATGTCAGTTGCAATTTTAGTCAAGTGAGCTGCTTCCAAGTTAGTTACGAAAGAACGAGACAAAGTACCGCTCTCGTAAGCACGCTTGATGTAGTCTTTACCCATTTTAGAAACCATAGCATCGATAGAAGTGATCGCGGGATCAATATTCTTATCGAATGAACGCCAGATTTCAGTTACAGGTACGCTACCATCAGCTTGCATACCACCTTTCATCATCAAGTCAGCGCGGCTAGATACACTGTAGTGTACGTGAGCTTCAGCACCACCTACGTAGTTATAGAACTCACGGAATCCAGTACTCAATTCTCCAATGTCAGAGAAACGCTCACCGTATTCACCACGTGCAGAACCTTTACGGAACAACTTCGTGCCAGGCTTAACAAAATTTTTGTCAAGACCTTTTTGGTTGTCGTTGTTTACAAGCTGAACGGTGTAGAGGAATCCATCACCAGTAGGAAGAATATCTTCTGCTGTAACGTACATTTCTGCACCATTGTACTTGTCGTAGGTGATGATATCACCATGTCCGAAAGAACGCTTATTTACTTTAATTTTGAAAGATGTACCATCTTTTCCAACATTTGCAGAAGCAGCTGGTTCAGCGTCTTCAGTAATGTAAGGAAGATCTTGTACGATAGGTGTTTGCCACTTGTATTCACCACGAGGGTTATTTACAAGAATGGTGTTTTTACCACCAAAAGATGCCATCTGATAAAGAGGCATTTCTACCTTCTGTGTCATTGCCCACAAGTCTACAGGACCCAAATCCATGGGTTCTGCACTCTTGAGCATGTTCACCAGGTGGTAGCTGTCCACGTGAGAGCTAACTTTATAGCTAGTGTCTCTCAGGAATAGACCATTGTTAAGAACAGGTGTACTCATTTTTGAAAGGGTTTTAGGATTAAATTGTTATTTTGTTAAAGGTTTAACTTCTTCTGAATATGTTTGACGGACGAGGAATTTTTCTTCCGGCTTTTTCTTCTTTTTCGTCAGCTACTGTTCCTGCAATTTTTCTTGCCTCTTCAGATTTCAGCTTTCGAACTGTATCTTGTGTTGCTTGATTCTTTGCTTGTTGACGAATCTGATCTTTATAAGCATCAGGATCTGCTAACAACCAAAGCGCTTCAGCAACTAAATCATATCTAGGTTCTTGGAATTGGTATTTCTCAAGGAGGTGTCCTAGTAGATTTGTTTGCTTACCCGACATAGATTGATATTTGGCATCAGTCAATTCTGAGAACAAGAATGTTTGTGTACGCTTATCGATTTTTACACCATTTAAGTCACCAACTTTCAGCGTTTCGTATACATTATTCATGTAATCACGAGCAGCTTTTTCTTGTTGCTTTTTGTATTGCTCTTGACGCTGAATCTGCTCTTCAAGAATTTCTTCTTGCATTTTTTCAAGTTTGGGTTTGAAACTTCCCGCTTTTTTCTCAAGCGTTCCAAAGTCTTCCCATTCTTTAATTTGCTCTTCAATATCTGTGTCACTTCCAAAATTGGTTGCTCTCAAATATTGACGTACCACATGATGAGCATCTGCTTCAGGATCAAAAGACTTAGTCTCTTCAACTTGAGCTAGTGCTCTGAACAAACCTTTAATGTCTGTTCCACCATTTGCTACGTAACGAGCTGCATATTGCAGTTCATCGGGTAGTGATTCAAAGAACTCTTTAGGAGTTTGATCTCTAATCGCTTTTTCGCGCTCTTGGAAATTTGCTTCAATAAGCTCTTTCCAGTCTTTCATAGAGTACTCCTCTAATTTTTTATCATCTTCAAAGGGGATGATAAGACCCTCTTCAATCAACTTAGCGAATGTTTCAACCATTCCGCTTTTGTTAACTTTTTTTCTTCCAGCTTTTGAATCAGCTTCGTCTGATTCATCCTCATCGGAAGGATTCAAATCATCCAAAACATCATCTGTGTTAATTGGATCTTTTTTATCATCTGCTGAATCATTTTTCTTGTCATCAGCAGGTTCATTTTTTTCATCATCTTCAAGAAAACTCATATCAACTGCTGCATTTCTTGAAAAGAGACTTGGTTTTTTTGCATCACTTCTACCATCTCCGGTTAATACATCCTCTGCACTTGGCATAGGAAGAAAATCATCGATGTCAGAGAGCGTTACAGATTCTACATTTGTAGATTGGTTTTTGTCTGTAGCCATAATTTAAAGTGTTGGTTTCTTTGTTGTTCTACATTAATAATCTACACATTATAATTTATTTCTAAACTTTTGAAAGTTAGTTTTAGAAAAGAATGTGTGACATTTTTGGGATTATATCGCTAACGTATTTTTAGCTTTTATCAATCTTTCTTATCAAAGCGGTTTTTATTAGTCTTTGCGACCTCTACTTGCTTCTGAGCGATCTCTTTTCTTGCTTGTAACTCTTGTCTTTGCAAATCAAGTTTTTGCTGATCAATTGCGTTCTTTGCAACAGATGCTTCACGACGCATATTTAATTCTTGATCCGCACGATCTTTTTTATCTAAATAATCAAGAGTATCTCTAAAGTCAGATTGACTATTCTTATCAAGATCAACCATAGCACCATACCCAGCAGATCTAATCTCAGCAACTCGTACATCATTGTCACGCTCAAGCTGCGCTTGTTCTGCTTTGTATTGTTGCTCTGCCATTAAACGCTTATCAAGACCTTCTTGCTTCATACGCTCAATTTCTTGCATTTGCTGCATTTCTTGTTGCTTAGCTTTAGTAGTCTTCTCTTCAATACCTTTAAGGGTATGGCTAATTTCAGCAAGAGAATCGGCTTGAACAAGCTTACCAAGATCATAAATAGAAGCGCCTGAAGTATTGTTACTTAAAGCAAGCTGACGTATTTGCTCCATTATCTGTTTTTGATTCACCTTTGTTGTAACAAAGATGTTAAGATCTCTAGCAAGCATTTCAGTACCGCTCATTTCAAAATTCACCTTTTCATCCATTCCTGTCATATACTGAAGACGAACAGAAGGTTTATGTGAATGATAGTATTGCGCAAGATCTGTACGCATCTGATGAACTCTGGGCATCAAATACTCAGAATGCTGAATAAAATAAGTTTCAGTTTGTGAATAAGAATTATTTACAGCTTGCTGAATTCCTTGAGCAGTTTCCTGAGCATTAACAGCACCAAGACGTTGAGGTGAAATACCAATAGTTTCAAATGCTTGTGATTTAAAATAATTTGCTAGTTGAATTCTAGACATCAAACGTTGTGTTTGTTCTAAATTCAACACTTGATAATGCTGAAAATTAAGTGCATTTTCAGTATTTGTAATAGAAGTATCCAGAGGCAACATCTGGAAAGACTTCATTGCTACATAAGCTTTTGCAAAATTGTTCTGTCCCCAGTCTTCACCCATTGATTGACGAGGTAAAGCATTTTGATCAAGCATAATAACAGTACCCAGCTCGTCAATAAGAATATCTGCAATCTGATTATTTACAAGATTATAACCAATCTGAAAAGGTTTCATCTTATCCACAAGAGCTACTGAACGACTGTTTCTATCTGAGAAAACAGAACCTTCTACGGGTAGCTTACATCCGTATGGTGTAAAGTCACCTTTAAATTGGAATTTTACAGGTTTTACGTTAAGATAAATAGGTGCAAGTCCCGTTGCATCTGCATTACCATAAAAAGTAGGTCTATTAGGTCCAATTTTAAGTCCTCCCCAAACCTCATTAATCCAGATCCACTCAACGTGTTCACCATAGACTAAGTTATCTGCTGTCTTTCTTTTAACAACAGATGTGTCATACATGGGTTTAGTTGTTACTTTGAAGTTCTCATCCACAATCATTTTAATTTCGCTACCGTCATCTTCAATACGTGTCAAATAACCAAGCATACGCTGAGATTTCCAATAAACAGTAGTAACTCTTAAAAGATTTGTAGTACCATAATCATAAAGGTCCTCGGATTCTTCCAAGATTTGTGTGATCACATCGTCACCTTGTCCAAGGAAGCGGTCGTTAACACTGACGAACTGACGGTAACCCAATGACGGACCTTCTGTATTCCATTTGTGAGAACGTGTAGCATCGTAAAAAGTACCATCGTTTTGATATCCTGAAATTGCATAACCGGCTGCTTTAACGGGATAGATTGCTTCTAACGATCTCAGTTGCTCTTCAGTCATCATATAACCATATTTGTCAATGATATCTGAAGGACTCATAAGATCTACTTTACCAGCCCAGTTACCCTGTGAAATGTATCTTACTTCAGGTGATTTATGATAAAAAGTCAATACAGGATTCCACAATTCAATTTCGTAGTCATCCTCATTCATTTTAAAATGCCAGAACTCTCTATCGGTAATAAGCATATCCTTGAAAGCCATGTTCTCAAGTTCTTTCAATTTAAAACGCTCTTCATCAACAAGATGCTGATGCATAGCCCATTGCTCAATCATTGAGCGATAGTCTTTTTTAAAGTATGCTTCAATTTCGGGTAAAGACTTAAGATTTTCAGGATTTAAAGCTTGTTGAGCTTCTTCAGAATCCATTTGCATTCCTTGTGCCATCAGCATTTCCATCATCTTTGCTTCAGCATGAGATAATAGATATTGCTCTACCATAAGACGCTTCTCTTCAAGCATTTCATTATAAGAGATCTCATCAACAGCACGATACATTATCCGGTCATTACGTTTAGCAAATTCACCGGACAGGACATTAATCACATTAGGAATGATTGGGAAAAACTTAAGCTCTAAAGCCGACTCATCAGTCTTTGTGAGAATATTGATAAGATCCGCCTGTTCATTATCTTCTTCAATAATGTAGTCAGTCTTATCAATTACACCATTCGCAAGCTTATAGTTTTTGAGAAGTTTACGGGCGTTTCTTCGAATCTGCTTAAGTCCTTGCATTTCATACCAGTCCATATTCCAAGCACCCCATTCTTCTGTTTTGTCTTTTGTAGACAAAAACTGTATGGGTTGAGTAATTGTACCCAACCGATTATATTCAGCTTTAGCGCCGTTTTTTATCTGTAATGCATTAAATATTTGCATCTTTCATAGGATTAATGTCTATTATCGAAAGTTCTTAAACGGGTTCCTAGGCTTTCCTGAGCTTAAAGTAGTGTTTCTGGAACCTCCAATATGCCTAAAGGGACTCATGTTTAAGTTACTATTTTTTGGTGATTTCTCCAAATTGGTGTTCTCATACTCAGTTTTTCTAGCGTAACCTCGGTTAGAGTGTTGTATTTTAGAAAAAGCAACAAGTGCTGCAAAGCTAACCAAGCGGTCAACGTTCAAACCTTCCCTATATGCTTGCATCTCTTTAAGCAGCATTGGGTCCGGAATTCTCTCTATACCATATGTTGTCTTTACAATTTCCCCGTCACTTTTTGTGACGTGATCCAGTTCTTCCGTCAAAAAAGAAACTGCATAACTCAAAAGGTGCGTTTTAAATATACTACCAACATTACGCCATCCATATTCCTGGAAGACGTTTGTATTTGCACCTAAGTCCTTAAGAAAAAGAATTTGATTTTTGGGTACAAGATATCGCTGTTTTCTTCGAGCTATCATATGCTGAATAAACAACGAAATGTTATTTTCGACAATAGTCCAAGCATTGTACCACTCAATTATATTTTCTAATCTCTCATGGGTTTTGTTTAAGTCATCAAATCTCCCACACCATACAGCAACTACCTTATCACGTTCAACATGACTTTCAACAGAACCATCACTTTTCTTCTTGGTAATTTCTACAGGGGTTTTGTAGACAATTATCGAGCACAGTGAATCTGATGTAGTTGTTTTACCTTCAGATACAGGGTCAACGGAAGCATAATACATTCCAAAAGTAGGATCTTCAACAGGTCGCTCATATACTACAATTGTACCTTCCTTGTCAGTAGTCTTTGGAGAAAGCGGAAATTCACTAATCGGCAGTTTTCGCGATTCGCGAACAGTGATCTTGCCATTTTCGTCTTTGTATAAATCTACATGTTCAGTATAATATTCTCTTTCTTCAATTCTTCTTAACTGTGCATTTACCAAATGTAATGGAAATATTGAAACCTTTCTGTTTGCAAAAGCCTCTTCAATGTTAATAGGTTTCTGCGAAATACGGAGTTGATAATCTTGAGCTTTAAGTTTTTTCTTCCAATCTTTACGCTCTTTAATAATCATTTCTAAGGCTTGCTCAATAAGAGAGTTACCGAATTCGTCAATACATGGTAACATTGACCATTGTTCAGGAATAAACAAACCACATTCAGCGTATTCCCAGTTTTCATTAAGCAGATTAGTACCGACTGCAAGAATATCTTTTGAGTCAGGTTGCAGAATCATTTCTTTTAACGGTTCGCACTGATCCAAATCACCGACAGAACCTGCAGCTACAAACATCCCTGTATAAATCATACCAGACTTTAATGCTGGTAAAAGATACTCCATAGTTTTATCCATGTTTGGAGCAATACCAGCCTCCTCATGAAAGAACAGATTACAAGGACCACCGACACCGTTTGTAGGATCTTTGTCAAGTGATAAACCAATAATCACAGAGTTAAGACCTACGTCTTTCTTTCTTCCACCAGCATTCACTTCAATCTTCTGTTGCCAGTTAAGAATTTTATCAGGATTACAAGGTCTGTACCAAGCGGTATGTTGATTCAAGAAGTTTCTGTATTCCTCCATAAATCTCCATGTCCCCTTTTCATTAATGTAATCTTTTAATGACCCTGCCATTTTATTGATAGACCCTTCTTCAAACCAGAAGTTATTAATCATCTTAGCGGCATGAAAATAAGAAGATGCAATCTGACGTTTTTTAAGAATTGCGACATGCTTGTAACTATATTTTGCAATGTCTTCATAAAGAGCCATATGATATTGTGCATCTCGAATATCAGGAAATGTAAATTTTCCCTGCTCTTTGTTGTAAATAGGTAAAAAGTTTAACCACATATAGTAGTCTCTTGTAAGATACCATACCTTACCAAGAGGACTTTTATATATTACACCCTTTCTACATTTTTCTTTTTCACAATTCCAATAGTCAATAAAATCTTTACTACGAAATGGTGCAGCACAATACACCTTCTGATGATTAAACTTTTTAGCTTGATCATTAAAAAGTCGTGTAGTTTCATCAAACGCATACTGTCCGGGTTCCTTAAAAATTGATTTAAGGAAATTTACAAAGTGTTCGCGAGTAGAATAACTAGTAGTACTCCATTCACCAACAGATGCATCATAGGTTGGTATGTCAATAAATGCTTCCAATTATTATTCTTTAACAGCTAAATCAATAATTTCTTCAATAAATGAAGGATCACCTTCTGAAGTATTCACTACGTAAATCAAAGTTTTTATATCCTTTGATTTAACTACTGGATATTTAGTTTCACTACCATTCCAGTAAGCAGTATAATCTTCACGATGAATTATTGACCAAAGTTGTGTATAAGGATTAAAATGGAATATCCAATTGTAAAACCCGTCGTTTAACATAAATTCTTCATTATTAATATTTTTATACAAACTATAAAACCAAACACCAATGCTGTAAAAGAATGATGAAAATGACTCATTTTTCCATTTCAACATTGATATAAAAGATATCTGACAAAATATCCATCCTAGCTTTTCAGTAATAATATTTCTTATCCTATATAAATAGGTCATCATGGGGATGTCTTTTATTTTTTTTAACCGACTTGCGCAATAAGATATATAGTCCAAAGAACAATCCCGAAACGCAATAGAAAATTATATCCGTAATCCAATAAGAACCTGTCAAGTCCATTACTAGTTTGAATAAAGCATCGAATCCAAAGGGGTTGAAAAACATTGCAATCATAAGTACTACTGTCGCCAACTTCTGTTTGTCTACTGTCACCTTCATTACTCATATTTATTTCTTTTCGTTAAACTATTGGTCATATGCAAGTTGCTGACCACCTCTTGCTGTACCTTTTTGCTCTTCCATGAGATCTTTATATGCACCTTTAAACGACATTCTTATTTGTTCAAATTTAGCTGCTGCATTTACTAGTGAGTTAATATTACCATCTCTACCGTGCTCAATAGGTGTATTTTCCATATATCTTGCCA